TTGTGTTGGGCATCGTACCTGAGTCATACGCTGTTCCCATTGCATCGGAAGCCCTACGAGCCTCATTAATCTTTTCCATACTTGTACCCGCAGGTTGAATGCCCTGTGCTCTTGCCTCGCGGTAAGCATTCAGTTCATTGTCCCACTTTTTATTGTTCATAGTTTTTCCATGATGGGCATCTCCAGGATTTAACTGGAGTCCCGCTGCCTTGCAACCAAAGCAGACATCTGGACCACCACATTTACTATGGTCAATAAAAATATCTTCCGATTGGAATGGAACTAACGAAGTTTCATCGCAGTTTACACATCCATATTTTGCAGCCTTAAAGTTACGTGCCTCAGTGAATCCCCATTCAAGCACCTTACTGATGTGATTACACATTTATATCGTCTCCACCGTATATCCTGCTGCCTCTAAAGCAGCCTTTTCTCCTGCGCTAACCTCATATGAGTAGCCACCGATGTAGGCAACTTGAGCAGCCGTTACCTCTTCTGAAGAAGGAAAGCGGGTTTGGTAGTACTGCCCGTCTATCTTTAAGACAGAGACCCCTCTAGTGAGGCGGAAAAAGCCGAATAAACGCCCTTCACCAGCAGGCCCTTCGCTGATTGTGGGTGTTGTGAATCTATATGCCATTTGACCTCCTAAGCCCTTTTACTGATGAGTAGGGGTTGCCCCCTACCCACCCGTCTAATTACTTAGATTATCTCTTAGTTGTGAACTGAAGAAGATGTTTCAATACGATAGAGTGATTCCTGACGGAAGACGCTCCAGTTGATGATACCGTGCCAGCCGACTGGGCGGAAGCGGTTCAACTTGTCTACAACGTTACCAAACTCAATGCCTGGTTCCTTCCATACTGCTTCAGCAAGTGCTTGCTGTCCGAGTACGTAGGTGTTGAATACACGTGCCTTTGGTGTAACTGTAAGTGTGTTTGTTCCAACAGTTCCTGAGTTAGCAACAGACACAGTAAATGTTGTGTTTGTAGCGCCAACTGAGATTGCTGTAATCAAAGCACCTGAACCTACGTTAGTACCAGAGATAGCATCTCCAACCTCAGCAAGACCACCGAATGCGCCATTGGCTGCAACGATTGTGTATTCACCTGATACACCGCTTACTGCTGATGCAGTAGCAAGTGCTGTTAGTGCCTTACCTGAAATTGTGTTTGTCATAGTTGGTGTCTCGATGAAACGAACACCTTCCCATGCGCCAATTTCTCCAGCGTAAAGTGCCTGGATGTTCTGGTATTCATTTGGTGTACGCCAGATGTTGTTTCCTGTCTCTGTACGGAGGTCATGAGAAACTTCTGGGTGAACATACGCTGTGTACATTCCGCCACGTGTGAGTACGTTTGAAGCACGCAACTTTGTTACTGCGTAACGGATGTCGCGACCCTTAATTACGTCTGTTGTATCGATTGTTGTCTTAGCAGCAGTTGTTGAAAGTGACCCACCTGATTCGCGGATGACGTTTGTACCTGCATCAAGTTTAGCAGCGATTGCTGCATCCATTGTCATAGCCATGTTGTATGAAACTGCGTTAGCAATCCATGGGTCAACATCTGAAAGTGACATGAGTGATAACTTACGAGTTGGAAGCACTACGCGTCCCATTTCAACCTGTGTCACATCAAGTGTTGTGGTTGCTGGAAGCGCGACTGCATCTGGGTCTACAGTTTCAGCAAGTGTGGCACCAGCAACTGTGGTGTCAGCAATGTCTGTATAGAACTGGAAACGGATAGATGAACCGTCGTGAGTTGGGTTGCCGACCTTCTTGTCAGCGATTGCACGGAACTGAGGGGTATTACGCAAGTTAATTTCAATTAACTTGTCATAAGCCATCGTTACGAGATTGGAACCAACACCCGAGGTGGTGGTTGTGAAGGTATCTGCCATTTGGAGATATCCTCGCTTTCTGATTGTTTAGTGTGCGGTTATTTTACTGACCGCTGAGGATGGAATAAATTTCTTCTTCAGTTGTTGCTCCCGCAATGCGGTTAATCAAGTCATCTGAAGCAGCAGGTGTCTCTGCATTTGTTAACACTGAATCCATCTTCTTCATAGAAGTAATATCCTGTTGATTGACGGCTGGTTTTTCAGTTGGTGTATATCCGAAGACATCACCATTGTTGTCCAGCCATGCAGTAATAGCATCTTCAGATGCCTCGATATCAGATGGAATAAACTGTGCAATCTTTTGATTGACACCCTTGGACGCAAGTACGTCCTTTAAAATCCGGTCTTTCTGGGCTTTGGTTAATTCACCATATGAAGTTTCCAAATCTTTGTTCTTACGCTGTTCAGCCTTTAGAGCCTTACGCAGTTTCTTAACAAGGTCTGTATCAGATTCAAATACCCCCGTAGGTGTATCGTCTTCTTCTTCATCTTCCCAGTAGTTGTCTCGGTTATCGCTCATGCGATTTCTCCCTTTTAGTAGTTGTCGCACACCTCAATGCAGATGGGGAATCTGTCTTGGCTTGTACTCTCGGTCTTGTACGCCCTCTGAGGCCGATGGATTCAGAGGGGATTCTTTATAGTTGTCCGCTTGTATTGCTATTGCCTAGAGAACCAGTTTGACCTAGGCGTGTGTATACACCAGCGTCTCCTGAGAAGGCTTGCTTATTTTGTTCTGTAAGTCTCTTACGACGCTCAGAAGCCATATTCTTAAATTCTTCATTTTGTAATTCGCTTTGAATAGTAGACTGAGTTGCAGCAGTGCCAGGAGTTTTTTCATAGATGCCTGATAATGCTGTCAATGGGTTAAGTGTCTCAGCAATGTTTTGGAATCCAGTAGATGCAAGTTGTGCAATCTGTGCTTCACTATAACCTTTATCTGTCATTGCTGCAGAAAGTTGTTTGTAAGTAGATAGTTGAGCATTATCAACAAGAAGTCCTGAACTAGCACGGCGAATAGCCTCTGCTACAAATGTACCAGTGTTACGGTTAAGGTCAAGTTGTTCTTTGCCAATCTTTGCATCCATATAGAAATCTTGCAAGTCTGCAGAAGTAGCAATATAACCCAACTTCATAAGAGCATCTGTCTTGGCAGGGTCTGCATTGATAGCAGCAAGACGAGCAGCATTAGCCCGCTCATCAAGTTCCGAAACTGATACGTTGTTCTTGACATAATTTTTAAGCGATTCAGTTGATAGATACTTATCGCTAAACCCATACTTGGTTTTAAGTTCTTTATATCCTTCTACAGCATTAAAAAGTTCTGATGGTGTCTTAGGCTTTGTAAGTCCCTCATTAAGATATCCATACTGGTCATAAAATGGTGATGACAATTTAGTGCCATTCTTAAGTGTATAATCTTTTGTATTAAGAAATACTTGAACTGCATTATCGTAGTCAAGTCCATCTATAAGTAATGAGTTAAGATATGTTGCAGATGAATCAATAACTGTAGAAGTAAATCCTTGTGCCTTAAGCATGGCTTTAAGAACATCAATATTAGTTGTAGGAACGCCTAGAGTTCCTGTATTTGCATTTCCAGAACCACTAGATGCTCCAGATGCTCCAGATGCTCCTGCTCCAGATGATGAGCCACCACTTGAACCAATATCTGGATAGAGTTTATACTGACCTGTAGTTGTGCCACCAATCCATGTATAGTGAAATCCTGCTGGAGCAGATGGTGCACCTGCTGCTTTATTGTAAGTAGGGTCTGATGCTTCAAGAGCAGCACGGTCTGAAGCAGCAGTTGCTCGTGTTGCCATAAGAGTCTGCGTAGCAGTTATCTTAGTTCCATCTGCATTAAGCCCAGCAGCAACATTGGTATCTGCTAGTTTAGTTTTAAGGCTTTCAATAAAAGCGTTAATATTATTAACAGTTGGGTTTGCAACTGCTGCATTAGCAACTGTAGTTGCCTTAGCCTCAGCAGCAATCTGTGCTGCAGTCTTTGTAGCATTAGGAGATTTTGAAGATGTATCAGAAACTAATGATGTGCCAAATTCGTCTACGGTTGCTCTAGCCATGATTACCTCAACGCATTCTGTAGTGACTGACCCATATTTATTGCTGTATTAATAGCAGAAGATGTAGTGCCATAACGCTTATCGTTCATAACCATTTGACTCAATTCAAAATCGTTTGGAAGTCTGTAGTTTCCTTTATCATCTTTGAAATTAAGAGCCTGTAAAGCAAGTGGGTCTTTAATATCAAGAGTAGTTTCAAGAGCATTACCAAGAGACTTAAGCACAGGGTCTACATACTTGTTTGCATTCTCGCCTGGTTGTAGCATTCCCTGAATAGCCATAAATCGTCCACTTGACTTCTTTTGCAAATCTCCAACATATTGGTTGAACATTTCTGCTTGAACTTTTTCGTCAGGGTGTGACATAATATTTTTAATCAATGGAGCAACTGTTGCAAAGTCTGGCACAGCCTCATAGTTGCCCTTGTTATATGCAGCAATAGTATCATAGATGGTCTTTGCTGTTCCACCAATATCTTTTACATTAAACTTTGCATCTGGGAAGTTCTGTACTAAGAAGTCAGCAAGGAACTGTGTCTGTTCTTCTGCAGTGAATCCTTCACCCATAGACTTGCTAGTACCAGTACTAATTGACTTAGTGCGATATACGCCTGAATCATCTTTAAGTTTGCCAGTATAAACTTTTTGACCAGCAAGGTCAACCTTTTGCTTACCAGTAGCCTTATCAATAACTGGCTTACTCTTAGTATCATAAAGGTAGACTTTTTCTGTCTTCTGTTCTGTAGTAGTAGCCTGTGTCTGAGACTTTACTTGTGCGTTCCATGAATCTTGAAATTTCTTATCAAGTTCAGGTGCTGGGAATTGACCAAATGCTTTAAAGTAGGAATCGCTATAAGCCTGACGAGCATCGCCTAAATCTTTGTACTGCAAAGCAGATTGAACTTGCTTAGTGTATTGGGTTGTCATGTCTGGCTGTGCAATTGTCTTTGGCTTTAGTGAATCATTGTATGTAGCCAAGTAAGCAAGTGGTGATAACTGGCTA